AACACTATTAAAGCTAAAGATGGTGGGCATATGACTATGAAGGAATTAGTCAAGAACATTAAATTAGATATCGAATGGCACTCACCTAAAGGTGTAAAAATAACTCATAAACAAGCAGTAGAAGTTGGAGAAGATATTGCGTCAGCTCTATATGAGTTTGATAGTAAAGATCAAATGAAAAGACTTTTATCTAACTTTGAAGGTATCGATGCTGATACTGGAGCAAAAGTCTTAAAGACTGAAGGTTATGTAGGAGTTACTAAAGCTATATCTAAATACTTTGATGACTACATGAATATGGATCTAGCTCGTGCTCAAGCTTATGTTTCTGAATCTTTAGCTGACCAAGTTGTTGGTACTGCTGAAGGGATGAGATTAATGGATGGAACTACAGCAGTTCAAAATGCACAAGAACAGATCTTAGATAGATTGCAATACCTAATGACTATTAAAGGTCAAACGTCTTACGCCAGAGGTAGAGCACTAAATATGTTAAATCTTTGGAATAGAATCAACCCTTTTAACAAATTAGATTTTGCAAAGATGGGTGGTAAAGCCAAGGTAATGGATAATGCTTATAAATATTTAAAAGAAAATAGTGATGATACATTAGCTCAGTTTGAAGAGATTGCTGAATCATCTAGGCAAGCAATCGAAACTATTCGAGCATTGAGTAAAGAAAAGCCAGCAATGCTTAAACCTTTATTTTTAGCATATGAATTTACTGATGGGCGAGTTAAAGATATAGCAAGTTTAAATAGATACTTTAAAGAAAGTACTGGTGTATTTAAGAAAGCTCTTATTGATTTCAATGGAGAGTTTGATTCTTTATTTATGCAAGGTGTATGGAGTAATATCTATAACTCAGTTTTGTCTTCTGTAGGTACTCCATTAAAAGCAATGGCTTCAAACGTTGCTTTAATGATTGAAAGACCTATTGCCACATATGCTGGAGCATTGTCTAGATTGGATTTTCAAACTATTCGTAAAGCAAACTATATGTACTTTAGTGGTATTGGGGAAAACACCCAACGAGCTATGGATCATTTTAAACTTGTTTTTAGAAAAGCTTGGACTGATCCAACATCCGTTGGTTATATAACTAGATCTGATATCGCTATTAAAAATGAAGGGCAAGTTAAAGCATTAAGAGCTATAGCAGATGTTGCAGAACAAGAAGGTAATTTCGGACCAGCAGCATTAGTTAATCGAATTGAAGCTATGAATGATATAGCTGAACATCCTTGGCTTAGATATAGTGCAAACTCTATGACAGCAATGGATGGATTTACTAGAGCTTGGATTGGAAGTGTAGAAGCTAAAGGTAGGGCTTTCGATCAAATTATGGCGAAAGGTCAGAAACTTACAGGTAAAAGAATTAATCGTATTCAGAAAAAAGTTTACGATGAAATGTTTGACAGTACTGGAATGGTTACTGATAAAGGTGTTGAGTATGCCAGTAAAGAAATAGCAATGAACCTCGATACTCCTGCTGTTGACTCTTTAAATGTACTAATTAAAAAATTACCTCTTCTAAGACCTTTCTTAATGTTTCCAAAAACATCCGCTAACATGATTAGTTTCACAGCTAGTCATAGTCCTCTTGGATTATTGTTAACAGATTTGGATAAATTTGGTAAAAATTTTGATGAAATGGCTCAGTCTGATGTCATTAGACTTTTAACTGACAGAGGAATAGATGTCAAAAATGTAGATATGGAATCTGCATATAACACTATAAGAGCTGAACTTAGAGGTAGAAAAGCTATTGGCGGAATAATGATGACTGGTGCAGCATTCATGTTTACGAGTGATCGTCTTCATGGCAATGGTATATATGACAAGACAAGGCAAAGAACCAGACAACAGCTTGGTTGGAAACCTAGAAGCTTTAAAGGTTGGGATGGTAAATGGTATAGCTATGAAGGATTGGGAGCTATTAGTGATTGGCTTGCTATAAGTGCTGATATTATGGATAACTTTGATACTCCATTCGGAGGAGGTACTAATGAAGGTACTCTCGACGAAGGTGGTCTTGAAGTAAACATGGCAAAGATGGCATATATTCTTGGAGCTAACTTAACTAATAAAAGTTTTCTTGCTGGACTAGAACCTATGTTTGACGTTCTACAAGGTAACCCTTCTGCTGTTTCAAGATGGACAGCTAGTTTTGGTAGTGGATTACTTCCTTATAGTGGACTTAGAAATGAATTTAGTAGATTACTAACTCCTCAATTAAAAGAAGTAGAGCAAGAATTTCAACAACTATTCTGGAACCGTAACCCAATTCTTAAATCTCAATTACCAGATGCTTATGATTGGATGGATGGTGGTTTAATTAGAGAACCAGATAGTTTCTTTGTTAGAGCATGGAATGCATATTCTCCAGTATTTAAAGTAGGAGAAGAGATGTCTCCAGAAAAAGAATTTCTTATAGAGATAGAGTTTGATGGTAGACCTCAACTTAATAAAAACGGTAATGGTATTGAATACACGCCAGAAGAACGATCACAAGTCACTCAACTTATGGGTCAAGATGGTTTCTTTAAAGAAGAAGTACAAAAAATAATGAACTCTAGGGAAGGTAAAGAGTTTAGAAAACTATATAAAGAAGCAAGTAAAACTGGAGCCAATATTGATAGAGAAAAGTTTGGATTACTTCAAACACTTGTTAATGATGCTTTAAGAAGAGCACAGACATACGCAGAAAGAAGAATACAACTCAGAGATCAAGTTGAACAAAAAACTTACTATAACGACCTAATAGAAAAAGCCACCCTCGAAAGGGATATCGACGAAATAATCCGATTACAAAAAGAAGCACTACGCTTGTAAAGACAAATGGCGACAACTGAACATTTTTATACCGGGAATGGTTCCACCACTTCCTACGGTTTTTCATTTCCAATATTACAGAACTCCGATCTTAAAGTTGCTTTAGACGGAGTTACAAAAACTGAAAACACAAGTGGTACTAACAACGACTACTCCATATCAAATACAAACGTTGTTTTTAACTCTGCACCAGCTAACGGTGTAGATATACATATTTATAGATTGACTGATGTAGATACACCTAAAGCAACATTTGTATCTGGATCATCAATTAGAGCGCAAGACTTAAATAATAATTTTGACCAGTTATTTTATAGTGACCAAGAACAACATCAAAGAATTAGAACTGTTGATGTTAGAGACAAGGCAATTACTTCCGATAAGATTTTAGACGGAACTATTGTTAATGCTGATATAAATGCATCGGCAGCTATTGACGGTTCAAAACTTCAGGCTTCTTCTGGATCTAATTCTGGAAGTATGTCAGCTGCAAATTTCACAAAATTATCTGGAATAGAAACTGGAGCGACCGCCGATCAGACTGATGCTGAAATTAGAACTGCTGTAGGAAACGCTACTAACAGTAATGTATTTACAGATGCTGAAAGTACTAAATTATCTGGAATTGAAACTGGAGCCACCGCAGATCAAACTGCCTCAGAAATAAGAACCCTTGTAGAAAATGCTACCGATAGTAATGTATTTACTGATGCTGATCATACTAAGCTTAATGGCATAGAAACTGGGGCTGAAGTAAATGTGAATGCTGACTGGAACTCTAGTTCAGGTGATTCACAGATATTAAACAAACCAACAGTACCAGCTAGTATTAATGATTTATCTGACGTAAATACAGCAGGGGTAGCTAATGGAAAGATTCTTAAATATGATTCTTCAACCTCTAAATTTATTATTGCTGATGATGCTAATTCAGGTGGCGGTGGAGGTGGAGGCTCTAGCACCTTTGTTGGTCTAAGTGATACTCCTGTAGCCTTTTCTGGAGCTGGTGGTAAAACTGTAAAAGTTAACTCAGCTGGTAATGCTCTTGAGTTTGTTACTGTAACTACACCTACTCAAGATATTGTAGATGACACTACACCTCAACTTGGTGGTAATCTTGACGTTCAAACAAGAGAAATAAACACAAGTACAACTAACGGAAACATAAAAGTAAATCCAAACGGTACAGGTGTATTTGAAGTTAAAGGTAATACGAATGCTGGTACTTTACAGCTCAACTGTGAGAACAATAGTCACGGTGTAAAAATCAAATCACCACCGCATAGTGCAAATGCAAGTTATACACTTACTTTACCTGTCAATGACGGGAACAGTAATCAGGTACTAAAAACTGATGGCAGCG